TATGCTGTATATGGAATAACATTATATACACCAAATTTTTCAGCAATTTCTAATCTTAAGAAAAAGTCACCATATTTACACATTAGACGAATCCAAGACCATAAATTAAATTCAATGTTTAATACATCATAAAATAAGTTATATAAAATTCTTTGAATGTTTTCGTCTGATGAACGAATAGATAATACTTCACCCATATCATCTTTTAATGTAGATTCATCAGCTACAATATCTAATGCTGAACCAACAATTGCATCCTGATCCATGATATCATAGTCTGAATATAATTGGGTACGTAAGTATTGGTAATTTAAATTTAATTGCTGTCCGTAAAGTGAAGATGCATTAGTTGAATAGATTCTATTATATCTATCCATTAATGAGTTAGTAGCGATATCACCAGTTTGTTGTATGGTGTTAACGTCCATTACTTTTAATTGATCACCACCCTGGTTTCTCATTACCACATCGGTAGAGAACAGTCGTTGTAATCGTGAAAATAAGCCTTTGTCTGCCATTTTATTATATGTTATTAATTATAAATATTATCGTATTAACCAACTAATATCTTCGTCTCCACCTATACCAGTTTTTAAACTATATGGATTAGGAACATTAGAACCATATGCTCCTGTAAATCCTGTTCTGTTAACAGACATATTACTTAGCGTTGCTCTAGACATTTCTAGGTTTTGTGATTTAAATCTTAATGATGTATCTCTTAAATACATTCCAATTGCAAAACTCATAATTAAATCGTCATTGTATCCTGATTGTGCTTCAGCGCGACCATTTTTCCAAATGAATACTTTCATTTCTTCTAGTAAACGTTTAGATTGAATAACAACACTTTTGTCACCTATGTACTCTCTAAATTTATTAATTACTAAAGGACGAGTTTTCATTGATGTTGTAAAACCAGGTACTAATTTTGAGTTATCCATATATTGGTCAAAATAAGCATCCGCGTTACTTCCAGCATCACTTTTAGGTGAGAAATATAAATTTTTATATCCACGTTCTTGAATCGCATCTAATGCTGACCAACCAATATTAGCGTTTTCTACTACTAATAAGGCTTGATTATATTCTGTAGCTAAGCCAACTAAGAAAAATCCAAATTCTTTAGGTGGTAATTGACCTTTATATTCTGCTACTTGAGTATTTGATTCAACATGAATAACATGAGCTGCAGAGAAATCTTTGCCGTCACCTCGCGCTACATCGGCTATAACCATATACGATTGAGTATAGTCCGCCGGTTCCCATATCCATAAGTTACGGTCAACTCCGCGGCGTTCTAGCGGCTCTTTTATTGTAGTTTGAGCTATAAACTCAATCCATTCTGAATAAAATACTGTATCACCTGATGTACTAAAGTCACAGTCACACTCTTGAGATGCTAATCTAGGATCACCTAATAAATCATCTTGTCGTTTTCTCCATGCTTCATTTCTTTCAGGATGGACATACCAAGGTAATTTAATAGGTAAGAAATCGTTTTGATTAGCTTCAGCCTTAACCCACGTTTGATGGAACCAATTACCTGTACCATAAGGAGTAGATAATACAATAGCACCACCACCAGTAGCTAAGGTTTGTTGAGCAGAAGCCCAAATTGTATCGATACCGTCAATAAAAGCGGCCTCGTCAATTAATAGCAAAGATACTGCTTCAGATCTACCCGCATCACCAGCAGCTGATACTGCTTTAATTTGAGATCCGTTATTTAATCGTAATGTAAGTTTATTATTTTCATCTGCTTGTACTTTTAACCATGATGGTAAATTTTCATACATGAATTTTACCTTGGTTACCATGTTTTTAGCGGTTTCTTGCTTTGTAGCAATACAAAGTACGTTTTTATCTTTATGGAATAACATTAACCATAAAGAATAACCAGCAGATAGTGTTGAAATACCTAATTGTCTTGATTTAAGTACTATACTGTATGGATTATCTTTCCATAAATTTAATACTTTATCCTGGAATGGATATAAATTGAATATGATTCTTCCTCTTTGAGGATGTTGGATATGACAGTATTTCTTCATAAAATGAGCCGGATCAGAGGCACATTTTACATATTCCTGTCTTATAACTTCACGTAAGTCTTGACTCATATAACTAGTAAAATACCAACTAAAGCAACAGAACTAACTATAAACTTTAATTTTAATTTTTTTATTTGGTTTTGTGTATTAGTGATAATATTATCTTTATACTCTAATTGTTTTTGACGATCTGTATCAATTTTTTTATATAATGAAATTGAAGCGTCTTGAGTTTTTATAATAGAATCTTGATTGTTTGTTATTGTAACTAAAATATTAACTGAATCTCTAACTACTGTGATTTGATTTTTTAAGAAATCACGTTCGTTTTTTACAATTAAAGCGTTTTTTAATGTTTTAGAAGGAACTGTGACTAAATCCTCAGTCAAAAGCGTTTGTGAACTCACTAACAAGGGCATTATTAGACAAGTTAGTAATACGATTATGTTCTTCATTGTATTTAGTTTTATATAAATCGGCTTTATATTTTAAACCCGATAATTTGGTTTTGTCTTCAGCCACTTGTTGTTTATAAACAGTAGCAACTGAATCTAGTTGAGCAATTTTAACTTTATTAGAGTCAATATTTGCTTGTAATGAATCTATTTTTTTACTTAAAATTTCGTTCTGTTTATCCAGACGGAAATTAGGATTAATGTTAAGAATATTTACAATTAATAACACTAATCCTATGTATCCTAAAAATTTAAGAATTTCTTTATACAACATCAAATTCAAATTTGTCTTTTAATGCTTCTAATTCTTTCTTTTGTGCTGTTTTTTCTTTTAATTTAGCTACAATTGAAGCTTTTTCTTCACCTTCAGCTTTTTTATATTCACCAGCTAGTTCTTTCATTTCTTTTTCTACTTGAATTAAGCCTTTTAATACTTTATCTAATTTAGAAGTACGTTTAGTTAATTTATTAGCTGCTTTAGCTGCTTGTTTATCAATATCTGATTCTTCTGGTGCTGAATCTTCGTCTCCTGCTTTATAGTAATCATCAACTTCTTCTTCACCTGTCTCAATATCTTTTTCTACAGCTTTAGTTACTTTTTCTTTAGATGGTTTAGCAGCTGGTGTTGATGGAACACCACCCATTGATACTACACCTTTATCTTTTAACATACCCATTAATTCTCTGAATTTAGGATTGTTGATACTAGCTGTATCTGCTAAACCAAATTCTTTAGCTACATCGGCAACTGACATTTCACCTTTATCTAAAAGATATTCTAATGCTTTTTTAACATTACCTTTAGCTTTTTCAATTAATGAAGCTAATTCATCTTTCATTTCTTGATTTAAGATGTAAGATACTTTAGCACGAGCCATTTCATCTAATTCCACTTCAGCTACTGCTATAGATGTATTTGTTTTCTTAGCTTGATCAATAGCTGCTTTAACAGTAGCTGGTGATGTTTTTTCTGATTTAGCTATTGTAGTAATATCATCAGATGTTGTTTGTGGACCTACCATAGTAGTTTCAGATAAAACACCTATGATTTCTTCACGTATAAAAGATTTAAATTCTTTGATTTTCATGTTATATTTTTCTGATAAATATTATGAAAATATTGTCTCTTTAATTTTTTTAATACGTTCTTCGTTAGTTCCGCTAATCTCTACAAAATTTTTCATACGATGTGAATATCTATCAGCAATTCGTTGAATAAAGAAATCAATTGTCTTTCTAAACTCATTATCAGTTTCACGTACTCCGTTATTTTCCATAACTGTTCCAATAGGATTTACATAAAATATATAATCATATTGACTAACAAATAATTTAGCATAATCTTCAAACGCTTCTTTATCTAAAACATTAATAGATTTAACACATTTAGCAAATGCTATAACATCAATAACTGTTCTATCAGTAATTAATTTAGGACGCATTAATTCACTAACACGTTCTGCTAAAAATATAGTTTGACCATTTAAAGTACTATCAGTATTTAATGGAATACCTAAATCTTTTAAATATTTACTACGTTCAGTTGTAACATAGTAGTCTTTAAATTCAGGTAATTCACCTAATGATTTTACTAATGTTGTTTTACCAACACTCATTGTTCCACAAAAACCTATTTTCATATATTATAATGTATGTAAAGTCTCTAATGAGACCAAGTTGTAATTAATTTGTTTAAACTCTAGAACCAGCTGCTTTACCTGATGCTGATTTGAACCATGGTAAACCTTCACGTTGTTTACAATGTTCTTTCCATAACTTTTCAGTATACTTAATACCATATAGATAATACTCACGTTTTTTTCTTTCACCTTGAGGTATTAATGCTGGTCCATCCCAGTTATGATACTTACCTTCCCAAACGTAGGCAATTGTTCCGTCTGCTTTTGTTAATTTTTTAGTTGGTTCAAATTTTTTATTTTCCATATAATTAAATATAACATCAAATCAGCGGGAGGCCAAACTTATACAGCAAAACTTTCACCACATCCACATGTTCTTGTCGCGTTTGGATTATTAAATTGAAATCCTTTACCATTTAACCCATCTGAAAAGTCTAGTTCTGTACCTGCTAAATATAAAAATGATTTCATATCTAATACTAATTTTTCCCCATTATCATCAAATTCTTGGTCACCTGACTTAATAGTATTATCAAAGTCTAATTTATATGATAAGCCAGAACAGCCTCCTCCTTGTACTGACACACGGAGGAAGTGAGTTTCATCTAAATTAGATTCTAATTTAAGTGCTTTTATTCTGTCTCTAGCTCTATCTGTAATTATCACTTGTATAATTTTAATGTTCCACTACCTATTTCATACTTAGATAATTCATATATTACATATGATTGATTTTCAATCCAGTCTCCTGTATTAATATATCTAATACCGTCTATAGTTTTGTCTACTGGTGTATGAATGTGTCCACAAATAACAGTATGGCAATTACGTTTTTTAGCTTGTCTGGTCATTTCTTGTTCAAAATCGACCATAAATGAAACTGCTGCTTTAACATTATCTTTTAAATACTTAGATAAACTTGTTTTCTTATTAATTTTCTTTAATAGTCTATCAATAACAATAGCAGCGTCATAACCAATTGAACCTAACATTCCTAACCAATGCATCTTAACAATACCATCATATTTATCACCATGACAAAACCAAATACCACCCTCACTAAATTCGTCTACTATTTTAATATTACCTAATTGCATAGGTGTATATTTTCTTAAGAACTCATCATGGTTGCCTGATATCCAAATAATTTCTTTTTCTTTAGATATTTTGAATAGATTACGTATTACTCTGTTATGATCCTCACTAAACTTCTTATATCGCTGGAATAACCAGCCATCAATAATATCGCCTACTAATATTAAGCGGTCATATTCCTCAGTTTTAAGTAGGTTTATGATGGCTTTAGTATTACAGCCTTTAGAGCCTATATGTAGGTCAGATATTACTAATGTTTTCATATTATTTTATTAACGATTCAGCGACATAAATTCCATGCGCACCACTAACTGTTATACCTCTTGCACTTAAAGCATCACCAACAAAATGTACATTTGGATATTTAGTTAATGCTAAATTAGTATAATCAACTAATGGTTCTGGTGATAAATACTTTACTTCTGGTATATAAACTCCCCAATCATCACCTAATGTTGGGAATACTTTTTTCATATCCTCAATAAAATCTTCAATGTATTGGAAATAACCTTCCATAACTGGTTTAACAACATTATTTAATGTATCTAAACTAATAGGTGTTGAACTTACTATGTTTTTTTCTGATGTATCTGATGGTTTACGAGATGGGCTATAATACAAACCAGTACCATTTGATTGTAATTTATTTACTACATCACGTGACCATTTAAATGGATCTTCAATATCCTTAATTTCCATAATAATACCAAAATTAGTCATTCCATTTAGGTATTTAGGATCTTTTTTAGCGTGACCATTATAAGTAACATCACCATATGTTTCTTCTACAGCAACATAAGCGGCATTATTGTTTGTGCAAAACGAACGTAATGAAACACCTTTATCATCAAATTTTCTATATAACTTAAAGTCATATGAAATATCGATTAGTTTCTGGAAGTGATGTTGTGGTGCTTCAAATCTAACACCAATTTGTACTGATTTAGGTTCATCTGGTAATTCATATTCATTTGCTAATTGTTGAGCAAAATCAATACCTGATTTGCCTACAGCAAATATAAGTTCATCATAGCCATGTAAATTAAATTTATCATTAGTCCAACTAGATACAACATTTTCTTTAAAATCAATAGCTGATACTTTAGTTTCCCAAATAAAATTTATATTTTTAGACACTAAATAATCGTACCAGTTTTTAGCAATTTCAGATAGATAATCTGTACCTACGTGCCATACAGGAAATAAACGTAAACCGAAATATGGTTTAATAAAGTCAGGTTCAGCTTCTGGATTTGAGCATTGTACTTCTTCAGGTTTAGGATGGAAACGTTTAAAGTTAGTAATAACTTGATCCATTAATTCCATTGCTTTTTCCTCACCTGTATACTTAGCTAATTGACCACCAATAGCTGTATGGTATGTTAATTTACCATCTGACCATCCTCCAGCGCCTAACATTCCTGTCATTACCTCTTCAGGTAAGCGGTTATATGGATCTTTACCCATATCAATAATGGTGATTAAACTACCATCATATCCATTATCTACTAATTTAGTTGCAGCATTAATGCCTGCTACTCCGGCTCCAACGATTACAATTTTTTTCATATATTTTAATATAATTAATTTTTATTTAAAGGCCAAACTAAGGTGGCCCACCTTTTTTAGGGTGGGCCACAGCTCCATAATATTTTATAAAATCGACAGGCTATGAATCCGTCTGTATGTTATTTACTTAATTTTATTAAGTAATTCTTTATGATACATGTTAATAGCAGTTTCTAAATTTTTAAGATCATACATATCTGCTGTGTTGTCTTCTTCAAATTTACGTAATTTGTTTAAGTAATAACCAACAACATCTGACATTTCTTCATTTATTTTAATTCCTGCAATTTTTTGCATTTTTACAAATTGCTCGTTTAATTGTTCTTTCATTTTTTATATATCTTTAATTTTAAATTTCCTGTTCCTTTAATGGCTCTATGCCATTCGTGTCTTGGTATAAATATAGGCTGGTTTATAGAAGTTGGCAACTGATTTTCAAGTTGTAATTTCCAATCTGTTTTACCTATTACTTCAACTGTTCTATCCTCATCATCACGATGCCACATTAGTTCAATTGGATCTATATTTTCGTTAAATTCACGAATAACATATTCATCTGTAATTTCTATGTCAGTGTAAGGGCGCATTTAATTATACTTTGATTTTTTTAAATGGAGCATATCCAGAACCATATGGTGCTGATTTACCTGATTGTGGATCAGACGTTTCTTTTATTTTATTTAAACGTTCAGTTTTTTTCTTAGACGCTTCTTTTTTAGCTGTAATATATTCTAATCCTTTTTTTAGACGTGCTTTTACTTCAGGATCTTTTGCTTTACCATAAGCTGCTCTAACACGTTGATGAATTAAATTAATAATCTGTGATTGTCTTTTATGTGATTTTGATTTAAATGATGATTTAGATAAAGTATCTTTTATATCTTGAACTGTTTTAAATTTTATACTAACAGTATCTTTTGGATTTTCATCAGTGTATAAACGACGACCTGATCCTTTAGGTTTTTTACCTGTACCTACTTTAGGATCACCTTCAGTTATTTCTTTTAATAAATCAACTAATTTAATCATTATGATATAGTTTTAGTTTAAATACTTTAACTTATATAAAGTAGATTCTACTAATTCTACAACAGTATCAATTTGATTCTGAATATACGAATCAGGAATATCTGTGCGTAATTCTTCAATTTTAGAGTATAGTGCTTCAAAATAAGTTATTACTTGATTTTTATCATTGTATTCTAAAATAGAATAGTTTGAGTATCCTTTTAAAATACCATATTTACCTTGATAAGATTCTACTAAACCATCTACTAATTCAACTATTTCGTCATAATATCCATTTAATGCGCTATGTTCAGCAAATGAAGTTGTTTGTAAGTGAAATACATGTGCTTGTGTTCTTGAATGAAACAAGAATGATATTAATTTTGAGTAATTTTCCATTTTATTTTTTAATTTTAATTCTTTCTAACGATATATTTTTACAAAATCTAATTTCTTTATTATTTAATGTCCATATTTCACCATCATCCATTGCACAAGTAAATAGTAAATTATGTTCTTGTGAATAATCAATAACTAAAAAAGCGTAACCTTCCATTTCATCTGAGATACGCTGTATCGGAATCATTGGATCTAGTTGTAATATCATTATGATATAGTCCAGGTTTTAACGTCGTGTGCTTTTTCTTTTAATTTAAAAGTAACAACACCACGAATTGATTTAATATCTTTTTCTACTTTAGATACAATATTAGCTGTATCATTTAATCCTTTAGGAAATGGTGATGGGTCAATTTTAATATCTAAGTAAGCGTATTCATATTGTGATGATGGATTACCTGATTGATATTCTTTGTTATTAACAATAGTTACACCTAATACAGCTCTAACATCAGATAAAATATATTTCATTTTAGCAACTTTAGGGTTGATAACAATTACACCACCAATGGCTAATACCTTTTTTGATGATGAATATTCTTCTTTAATTGCTTTTTTAATTTCTGATAGTTTCATATTACCAATATCCTGTAAATGTTGTTTTAAATCCTAATAATTTTGCGTAACGAGGTAATCTACATGACCAGTATTTAGCTTTAGTTTTATCTTTAGCTTGTGGACAATTCATTCTATCTGAAAATGCTTTACGTGCTTTAGGATTGTTTAGTTTTGCTCTTAAAGCTCCACCAGCCATACCAAATGATACTTTTTTAACTTTATCACCGTCTTTAACGTAAACATAGAATTTTTTAGATCCACCACGTTTTGGTTTACCTAGTGGTACTTCTTTACCATGATATTCAGCTTCAGTTAATATTTCCATTAATGGTAAATCTAAAGGAACAAATTCGCCTTCATATTTTGCCCATCTTCCAATATCTGTATGTTCAAATATTTTTTTATCTGTACCTTGTAATTCAATAATACCTTTAGACCATAACATTCTTGCTTCAGTCAATAATTTTTGATGAGCGAAACTGCCTGGGCGGTATATATTCTCAGTAAGCTGTATTTTACTGTCTATATGGTAACGCATCGCCTCAGATATCGCCATATTGTACTGCTTAGACTCTACAAGTAAAGGCGGTGTATTGCAGTGTTTGCATGAATCGGTTACTTTGTAATTTTGCAAAGTTTCTGAGATAAGTTGTTTTAATTTATTCATGATTATAAATATTAATTTATATTTATCTTTATTGATGGTTTATCAATACCACCACTGGTATTTCTAATATCAACATCAATATGTTTAGCCCCTATTTCTGATTTTTCTAAAGGAATACGTACTGTTGTTTGTTTAGTATTTGATCCTGGGTATTTAATCTTTACCGCTGTTGGATTACCTATTAATGAAGCTGCAGTTTCTGGAGAATCTATATGAATTATTTTTACTTCGATTGGATTTATTTCTCTAATATAATAATATCCGTAATCTATACTTGACCCTAAAAGTTTTTTAATATCTTCTAAATTACCGTTAGTTGACTCAAAATCAGAATTTTTACCTGTTTTATTTATGTAATTATTTAAACCATCAACTATGTTTTGAGGATCTACTCCAAATGTTTTTAATAATTTACTAATAAATACATTTGAGTCTAATGATGATTGATCAAATACAATTTTTGATTTATCTGTATTAAAGTTAATACCAGGTACTACTCCACCATTATATAATCCACTACCGCTAACATTTTTAATAGATAGATAATATGGTTTTTTGTCATAAGTTATAACAACATCAGCAATAGTTTTTCCTCTATCTTTAGCTCCTTCAAAACTAATTGGACGTTTTGTATCTTTATTACCTGTTTGTTCTATATCATTAGGAGACAATGTTGATGGATCTATACCTAAAGTCTTATATATTTGTTTAGTGATAGGATCTTCTATATCATCTAATGCTTTACCAGTATTTGCTTGTAAATTAGCAAAAACACTAGTTTCAAATTCATTTCCTTTATTACTACCCTGACCACCTGATAATAATAGTCTAGCTAATCCATCAGGTGTATTAAATTCATACATGCTAAACTTAGAACTTCCTTTTGGTTTAACATTAGGAGATATTCCTGGAGAATAAATAGTAACATTAGTATTATCAAATGTTTGTTTTATTAATTTAATAAATTCTTCAGGTGATATTTTTTGTAAATTAGATATCCTATTAGATTCAGATTGGCTATTAAATTTATCAGGATAAGCATCAACCAATGTTTTAACTGCTTTTTTATTAGCAGAAGGAGGTGTTGCTTCTTTTAAACTAATACCTAAATTATTTAATAATGTTTCCATTAGTAAGATATCCTGTTCATTTTTCATGTCAGGATATCCTTTAGGAAATTTATAAGAATATTGTTTTAAAAACTTATCGATTGGATCCATAATTATACAGCTGGTGCTTCGGCTGGTGCTTCTGTAGCTGCTTCATCACCTGAGTCTTTAAATGATGCGTTTGCGTCTTTTGAAGCTCCATATGATAATAATCTAGCTATAGACTCTGTGGCCCGCCCTTCATCTTTTATATCGTTTAACCAATATTTTTTACCTTCTGATTTGCAAATCCAAGTAATATCATCGTACATTAAGTAAAAGAATTGATTATTTGCTAATAATATTTTAAATGTTGTTGGTTTTGGTGCTACCCATTGTATTTCACTAACAAAATCTTTATATTGAGTAGTTAGTAATTGTACAATTGCATCACGTAATGATGGGAATTTAGCTAAAATAGGGAACTTATCCAAATCTAAAGAAATATCTGTTTTAGGAACATCTAAATCTATTTTAGATTGGGCTTTGTAAACTTGTTTTACAATAGCACGTATTCTATTTTTGAAATCTTCTCTTACCATTACAATCCTCTTTCTCTATTAAATTGATCTTCATCATGTTGTATTTGAACATATGTCATAAAGTCTATATCTTTTCTTAAACCAGCTTTAACCATATCAGATAATGCTTGAAATCCTGATATTTTGTAATTTTCCATTTCAGTGTCAACATCATCTGGATTTTTAACATACTTAGATATATACTTGTACATCATAGCTTCATCAGACATTTCTTCTTTTAAACGAGCTGCTTGTTTAGCTGTTGGACCTTTACCTCCACCTTTAGCTTTATATTGTGATACGGCACCAGCGATTGCGGTTGCTACTTTTTCAGATTTACCTTGTTTTTTTAATTTATTAACTAATTTTTCAAAGGTTTCATCTAAATTAGCTGTTTCTTTTTTCCAGTATCCTTTAGGTAAACCTTCATCCATTGGTTCATCCATTGCTGGGATTATATCTTCATAATCCTGCATTGATAATGTTTCTTTCTCTTTGTTTAATGCTACTGCTTTTTCAGTTACATCATGTAAATCAACATCTGCTTTAGAATCTTCACGAGCAAATTCTAACATACGAATAAATAAAGGTACATCCATAGTAACTGTATCTACAGCGTCTTTAGCTTCTGCTTCTTCTTCGTTAACTTCTTCGTTAACTAAACCTGCTTTAAGAACCTGCATAATAGCAAAGTAAGCATCATCAACACCGTAATCATAATCTTGAGCTACTTCTCTAATAAAGTCTTCTACTTTTTGTACTAATTCAGGATTAATGTTTGCTTTTGATGCGAAAAATTTAGATTTTTCTTCTTGAAGCATAGCATCTAATGATGGTTGCTTTTCTTCAAATTCTAAATATTGTTTAGCTTTATCCATATAATCTGCTGCTAAGTGGATTTTTTCTTGCCACCAATCAGGAAAATCAACTTCCTGATCCATTTGATCATATTTATCTAACATTTTATACAAACTAGCTGAGTTTTTAGCTGTTTGATATATAGATGCTTTTAACATGTTTGGTTCATCATCTTGATGACCTAAGTCAATATCTTCTTTTGTAGCTTTTTTAATGATTGATTTTTGTAATTCATCAGGTAATGATTTTTGTCCACCTTTTAAAGCTGGATCAGAATCAAATTCTTTTGAAAATTTTTCATCTACTGGACTCATAAGAGTCTTCTTAATCATTTCACGTACTTTATCTTTATTCATGTTTTCTGCTGTTTTTTTAGCTATATTAGTAGCACGTCCGTACATTACTTTTTCAGCATCTTTACCATAGCGTTTAACTAATAAAGATTTTTCTGATTTAAGTTGTTTAACAACTTCCTCACGTTTTTTTAATTCCGCGGCAGTTAATGTTTTTTCAGTGATACTTTGTTTCATATTATTTAATAATTCTTTTTAACATTGGAAACATAGACTCATTAACTGGAGCTGTATCTAAAATATGAGCTTTAGTAAAATAAGTAATTGTATTAGCAATTTGAGTGATTAATTTTTCATCACCTAATGCTTTTGCTTCAGCGTATGCTGATTGTAAATTAGATTGGATACCTGATATTTCAGCTGATTCACCAGCCATCATATCTGATGCCGGAGCGTCAACTACTTCAGTATCGTCTACTGTTACATCTTCAACTTCTTCATCTTTTTTAGCTTCAGCTAAAGGATCATACATGTTGTTTAAATCACCTGGATTGTTAATATCAACGTCATCGTCTTCATTTAATGAATCTGAGGCTATATCAGCTGAATCAATAATAAATTCATCATCATTAAGATCCTTGACTGTCACTTTATTTCCTTCTACTTTTATAACTTCAGCGTTATATAAATATTGATCGGGTCCCGTAAACTCTGGCCCATACTTGCCTTTAGGATTAAATACATCTATTTTATCTCCAATTTTAGGTGAATTTTCATTTAATGAATCTTCAGTTAATTCAGCTAAAATCATTTCTTTGATTTGTGCTTTTAACTGTTCTTTTGTCATTTTTTTCTTTTCAATTTCCTCACCTTTTTCAACTCCAGCGCCATAAACTTCTTCTTCACCTTTGTCTTTAGCTGTTATATCTTTAGAGCCTTTATCTGCTCTTTGAAATTCATCGTATCCTTCGTTAGTTTGTGATTCATTGATAATACCCGCTAATTTTTGCATGCGGGCTAATTGTTCATTTAATGTTGGTTTCATGTTTTATATAGTTATATATTATAAATATGTGTTATTTGTTAAACTTAACTTTTGCTTTTTCTGTATTGGATACAAATTGTTTACCTTTTTTACTACCCTCAACTTTTTTGCGTGTTGTCGCGGCACGTTCAGCTTTAGTTAAGCGTTTTGCTTTAGCTAATGGTAGGCAACGTTGTGTTGCTTTACCTTTAGGCATTGTACCACAGTCACCTGCGATGTTACCTTGAGTATCTATACGGACCCATTTTTCTTTTTTAAACCAGTCACGTAGTGATTCTTGTACTAAGCGTTTTAAGTTGTCCATTATCTTTTTTTGCCTGACATTAAGCCTTTACAAACTTTAACAGCGCGTCCTGATAAATAAGCAGATGATTTTTCACCAGCCGCCATTCTACGTTGACGATATGCTTCACCTTTAGGGCAAAGTTTTTCAGTTAATAGTTCATTTAATATATTATCAATGCGTTCTTTTAATCTGGGTGTGTTAAATATTTTATTAATGATGACAAAATCAGTCATTGGATCTAATTCATCCACTGTTTTGCCATTAGCGTAAAGTTTTAAGAAATATTTTACTGTAGGTGTATTATAAGTATCAATTTTATCTTTGATAATTTCTAATTTTCTTTTAGCTTCTTGTTGAATTGCATCCATGTTATTTGCTTAATAGATCGTTAATTCTGTAGTGAAATTGTGACATAGTAGTATCTAATAAATCAGGATTATCCTTTAATATATTATATAATTTTTCACTAACGTCAAATTTAATTACCGGATTTAATATATCTTCTTCCATCATCTCGTTATTTTCAACTAAACGACGATTGTTAAAATATTTGTATGTATTAAAATTGCTCATTATTTTTTATTTTTTAAATAATTACTTAATAGTGTACCTATAGCACCTACCTTCTGTCTTATAAATATCCATTCTTCTAGCGTTAATGTATGATTTTCATTAACATAATCAATAACTAACACACCTATAAATTGATCATTTAAGTCATGTATAGCAAGTGCGTAAAATGATTTAGTACCACATGTTTTATCTACTGGGAATAAGTTTTGAGCTTTATCAATATCATAATGAGGTAATGTAATTTCACCTTCTCTATATAATGTAGAAAATGCTTTACTAAATAATGAAGTAGGAATATTTTGGTATACTTCTTTAACAGATGCTATATCAACTCCTACACGTTCATATAATATTGAGAATTTTTGTAATGATTTACCAGTAGGATATAAATGTCCACCATTATGAAATTGTGATATCCATATACGATCACATTCTAATTGATCAAATAAGCTATCAACTTGATGATCAATTAACGCATTATGTTCAATAGCTTCAGCTAATGGGTCTTGTTTTTTTCTTTCTAGTTTAGTTTTGACCCATGTCATGATTACTGGTCCAACTACTGCTGTTATAAACGCAACTATTACTGCTGTTAATATATCCATTACTTTTTTAAACTTTGTAGGTATTCTATTGTTTGTTCTTTATTCTTTAATAATTGTGCTTTGTCTGAGCCATTCCATGATTCAACATCTCCTGCCTCTGTAATATAAGATTCCATATTGGTATCTATTTTTTCATCAATCCAAATATTAAAATCTTTAATTATATTATCAATATCAGAATTTAATATATTTTTTTCATATTCAACCCATAATCCTTTTGCTTTTATTGTACCTTCAAATTCTATCTGGCAGTCAAAGCATCTATTATATTGAATATAAAATTGTTTATCGTAACGATGTTTCATTACTTTAGAGCATTCAGGGCAAAATAATGGTAAATGGATTTGAGCTTTTGCTTTATCCAACTTTGTAACATTTTGTTTTATACCATTTTTAATGGTCCATTTACGACCATCTTCTTCCCATATATCTCCTTCATTATGAAACTCTTGTTGTTTAGTGTAACCAATACTAGTACTAGTTTTTTCACCATATTTACCTTGAACTAAATTACGAAGACGTTGTACATCTTTTTCTTTAAAGTCCTTTTTTAAAACTGATTCTGACATTTATTATTTTGTTAGATTTTTTATTTGTTCTCTAATGACTTCTTTTAATTCTTTTTTAGTCATTTTAGTTTTCATATATTCTGCTTTAGGATCTTTAGGTAATTCTTTAATTTTACCTGCTTTAAGCTGTTGCATAAAATATATTTTTGCTTCTTGATCTAATTTATCTACTGATACTTCATCAACTGTTTCTTTTAAAAAATCTTGGTATTTAATAGGTAAAATTTTAATTAAAGATAATCTATAATTTTCTTTTCTGCTCATTTGTTGAAGTATATTTTCAACTTTTTTCATAACTGCGTATGTATGTGCTGTATCTGGATAATTAGGATCATCAATAGCTTTTCTTAAATTAATATATTGATCAGTTATTTTTTTTATTTTTTCTTGTTCTGGTGTTCCTTTTATATCCTCATCAACTGCTTCTTTATCAGCTACTGAGTAATCAATTTTAGCACTTTTCATTACTACATCAATAATTTTTTTAGTTAAGTCTTTAGCTGGATTTCCTGATTTAGGGAAAACAATAGTATCGTCTTTAATTTTATATTTTAATAATGTAGGTCTAGAAGTAAGTGACTTAACAAAATCATCAATTGCTGTTTTAGTTTTAACAGGAAAAGGAAAACCTTGGTCTTTTTCCATTTTCTTGCGTTTAGCAGGAATAACAGGACCAAAGTGATCTTCTAATGCTTTTTGTATAGATGCTTTATTACGCATATTAGAAATATACATTCCGTAATTATCTAATGTTTCTAAAGCTTTAACTGTGTCTTCTACAGAAACACCTTTAGGTGTTACTACGACATCGTAATTTACTTGTTCACGGTTTGAAGGTGAAACTTCTGCTCCCTCTTCTTCCTTTAATTTATATTTATAAGCCATATTGTTTTAATTCGTTTATTACTTGATCCGTTGATTTAAATAAAATACCTATTCCTCCCTTTGATTTCCATTGTTCAATATTATCTTCTCTATCGTCAATCAAAATTTTGTTTTTACCTGAGTAATTTTGTTTAGCTGCAGCATTTGCTAGTACTAATTTAGTACCTGGTATATGGTTTTTAACCCACAAACGTTTACCTAAACGTGATTCGTTTTGACGTGATGGAGCTGATAATAAAGTTGGATTATGTGGTTTAATATAGTCCCATAGTTTTTGCCCTTCAGGCATCCAATCCATTCCAACCCAAAATCTTACACCTACTTGTCCATCAATTAAATCCCAAAATTTTTCTTTACCATACTTACTTTCATAAGCACGAGGATCCATATTACCAAAATATCTAAAACGAGCGTCAAAATCAGTTAATACACCATCCATATCACAGTAGATTTTGTATGGTGAGTTAGTTGATTCTTCTTCTTCTTTTAATTGTTTATATAAGTCTGTTAATTTATACATTTTTTATTTTAACGTCTGAGTTTTGAAGAAATTGTCCTTTAGGAGTAGGAGCAGGAGTTGAAGATACTAATGAACCTTCTTTAATACTGTCTTCCCAATTTCTAAACATCATATTACCTTTTTCGTAAGCTTCTCTTTCAATTTCAGGTAAATCACCTTGCTCGTTTGTGTTTGTTGTACCGATATTATTTAATCTATCTTCTAAATTTTGTTCATGATGTATCATTTCATGAGCAAATGAACGTAAAACATCTTTAGGATGTCTATTCATTGTAAATAAAGTAATTGATTTTTCTCCTGGATTGTAATATGCTGTTTTACCGAATATATTCTCAGCGTTTGTTTTATCATTAGTGATAAATTTAACAACAGGTAATGGTTTAATATTCATTCCTTGATTAACCATATATTTAGTTAATTCAGGAATATATTTTTTATAGTCATTAGTTTTATTTAAAGACTCATTTAAAGCAGGATTATTATCATGTCCACATTTATGACAAATGTATAAATCATCACCACCATCTTTTTTATCCCAACTCCAACCACAATTATCACAAATAACTTCTGTATTTGTTACTATTTCTTGAACAACAGTAGATAAAGTATTAAATATTTCTGTTTTTTCTTTTACTTTTTCAGGAATAAATGGTAAAAACGCTTCTTGTCCTTTTTTTAATGCTTGACGAGCGTCTGTTCCACTGGTATCTAATTGAGTAACTATAGGAGCTAACTCAACATTTTCATATTTGCCTATACCTTTTGTTCTTGAAGCCATATCTACAAAATCATCATCTTTACCTTCTCTAGCTCCAATAACCCATATTACATTTTCGTCTTGATGATTTTTAATATAATCATAAATAGCAGTGATTGGTGAATTAGTTGGTTCTACTTTTACTTTTAAAGGTAAGTATTTTTTATAGATATCCCAAGTTAAAAGTGATTCAGCTTGAGTAATTCCGTCTCTTGTTCCTGAACCGACATATATGATAAATTCATCTATTTGTGGATATTTTTCTAATGCTTTTTCAACAACTTCAAAGTGACCCTTGTGAGGAGGTTTAAAACCACCTCCATAAATAGCTACTGTTTTCTTTTGTTCTTCAGCTTCTAGAAGAGAATCAGCTAAAAATTTACCTAATAAACTCATTAATTATTGCTTTAATCTTTGAATTAATTCTTTAGCTTTAGCTTTTTTATCGTCAATGTCTTTTTTAGATGTTCTAAATTCATCCATTGATGTTTTTAATTCATCAATTTGAGTATCACGTGCTTTTAAAGCTTCTGTTGCTGTTCTACTAGCGTCTGATTTGTTTTTAAACATACCTAACACATTTTCAAATTTTAATCCGCCTTTAATTTTGTCAGCGAATGTAAATGCGTCAGCATTAAATAAAATGTCTTCTTTAGTTGATTTAGTATCTGGTTTAGTAACAACAAAGAATTTACCTACTTCGTCAACTACATCGTAGTCTTTAGTAATGGCTTCTTTTACGTCCATTGTTTCTTCTTCCAAATTTTCTCTTAAAAGGTCAATTAGTTTTTTCATGTTATATGAATTGGTTTATTTTTTGTTTTGCTTGATCTAATGTATCAAAACTACGATCTACAGAAAGTAAATCTTTTATATCTTGGTTTAATTGTTCTTTTTCTCTAACTGATTTAGCTATTTCTTCTGGTGATTTAGGTTTACCTACTGATTTAGTAGTGTCAAAGAAACGTTTTTTAATTTCTTCAGGATTGTAATCCTTTTCAGCGTCTTTAGGATCGTTGTTAATTAATATAAAATTATCACCAAATGCCGCTTTATATTCCTCTATATTTTTGGTGTAATTACGCCATGTTCTTACTACAATAGATGGTAACAAGTTTCTATCACGTTGTAAATTGCGTTCTAATGAAGTAATAGGCGAAACATATAATGCTAACATTAATGTATCATATCCTAACGCTTCTAGTTCTGCTTTTTTATTAAGTAATGGTTTACTTGCACCTCCTGTACCATCAACTACTACATCTTTTAGATCTTTAGTTAACTCAGCATATTTTTCTCTAGTAATTTTTTGTGCTTGTCCCATTAATTTAGCGGCCTGAGATAATTCTTCAGGACCAAAATCTTTTTGAGACATGCCTATACCTGATGCTTTTAATAATTCTTCATAAGAATCATCGATATTAATAACATTAAATGAAGGAGGTATTAATTGTTTAGATATATATGACTTACCAGAGCCAGCGGGACCTGCTAAAAATATAGCTTTAGGTGCAGATGATGCTTCTGTTAATAAATGAACTAGAGAAATCATAAATATACGTTTGATATAAATATTACAGCTCTCTCTTTACTGTAGTCTTAAATTCAGTAAATACAGGAGCATCGTTAGGATGTTCAAGATCAAATAAACGGCGCACAGTTCTGAATATGTCTAGATTTTCTTCTTGTGTACGAGTTGGTAATACCATTTCCCAATTTTTACCTTGCATTTTATCTTTAGCTGGTTTGCGTTTAGATGATTTTAACCATAATATACCAAAGTTATCAACTTCTTTACCATAACATTCTTTATAGCACTGGCCATAAACTGCTGTTTGTAATTCGTAAGTAGTTTGAACATGGTTAGATGTTTTATAATCAATTAACCATAGTTTACCATCAATTTCACATAACATATCGCAAGTACCTGCTACTTTTAATTCATCTGAAAATAAATGTACTTCAGATTCAATTAATTTAGGATTATAAGTTTCCCAGAAGTCAACAAAACGTAAAAACATTTGCCATACATCAGGGTTATATTGTGGGTAACCAGCAGGACTAAGGAAATTCATTTCTTTACCTTCTAAGTATTCCTCAATCATTTCGTGTGTTTGTGTACCTTCTTCAGCAGCTTTTTTAACAATGTACTCAGAAGCGTAACCTACTTTTTTTAACCAATCTTCAAAAAATTTACCTTTTGGATACATACTTAAAACATATGTAACTGATGGATAATAATTGGCATTGCGTCTATAATATCTGGAATCGGGTAATGTAATCTGTTTGTGGTCATCAGAAATTTCTAGAATTCTGTTGTAAGAATGCTTGATGTTTTTATTTATCATAATAGATATAGTTTTTTCTCAAGTAAGGTTGAGAAAGTTAGGGGATAGGTGTTCTGTATCAATTCAGTAAAATGTCTAAATCCTAATTCACTTGGATCTTTACCATCTAAATCTACTAAATATACTTCTTTGCCTTCATTTATTAATTGTTCACAAAATTGTAACGCTTCTTTTAATGCGTCTCTGTCTAATGCTACATAAATTTTCTTAACAGCTGATGTTACTAGCTTTAACATCAACGTAGACTGTATATTCTTGCCTAATAACGGTATAACATTTCGTTTAATAGCAATGGCGTCAAACATTCCTTCGCACAGTATAATCGGTGTATTCCAGTTTATAAACAGCTCAAATGGTATAACGTTACGTGATACATCTGGATTCTTATATTTCAATGTTGATGTTTTATCAAAATTACGAGCGGTGAAATAATTTAATTTACCTGTGGCATCATATGATGGTAAAATAATCATTTTATTAAATTTACCACCCTCACAATAACCTATATTATATTTTAAAATATCGTCTTCTGTTATGCCTCGTTTTTTAATATAATTTAAAGCATGTTTACCTACAATATCATTATCTGATATGCTAATTAATGGTTTAAATTCTTTAGGTAATGCTAATACTGTTGTATTTTGTATTACTTTTTCACCTGATGTGTATTTAACTAATGGTCTTAACTCATTAATTTTATCAGGGTCAGCATGTATTGCTTTAAATAGATTAATTAAAGACTTACCTTTTTTATTGCAAGTCCAACAATGCCATGGGTTGTCACCTTTATCGGATTCAGTAAAATTGATTTCTAACTTAGGTTTATGATGATTACAAAACGGACAGTGATAGGCGTGGTTGCCTTTTGACGTTTGTTTACCAATACCTAATACAGAATTTACTACGTTTATAAGGAGTTGATTTACCATACCTTATATTATACGTAAGATAGGTTAAAAAGCCAAACTATAATGTAAAATCCTTAGTAAAGAACTTGCCTAATATATTATCATTATAGAATGACTCTGGGTGTTCTAACACTTTATAGGTAAATAAGGCTTGTGTTTCGTAGTAAGTTAGTAATTTTTTGTTAGGTGCTAATTTAATTATAGTACGAGTAAACAAATCTTGTTTGCCATCTTTAATTAATTGCATTACTTCTTTATTAGAACCATAATATGATTCCCAATCTGATTCTTTAGTTACTATCTTAGTAGTTGGTTTACGACCAACACCAGTTAGTTCAGCTACTTCTTTTTTACCTAGTTTTACTTTTTTATTATGGTATAATACTTTTTTACCTATATAAGATTTATTAGTATCGTTATTTTTAACAATATAAATAAATCCGAATGTGTCTTTAGGGAAATCGTTGAGATTAGTGATGGGCTTACTATTGTAAACCCAAGTTGGTAATGTTAACATTATCTGTCTAAATTAATTAATATTGTTGTATCTGTAGTAGGTGATACAGGTAGGGGTTGGGATAGTTTTCCTACTGCTAATAAGTTTTGATATTCATCATATAAACCTACTGTTGTAACATAAGGTGAAAAATAAGAACCAGTTACATTATCTGTTAAATATTGTCCTGGGGTAAAGAAGGTACCCATTGAACTTGATATTATTGTACTTCCTGAAGATAAACTTGGATTTTGAGAAAAATTAAATTCATTTTCTCTAATTGTACATTTATATTGTGTTTCATATATTTTATATGAACTAGAGAATGAACAAGTTACATTACTGCTAGTAACATATTCTAAAATTGAGGCATTATCTCCTTCTTGACCACCATAAAGTGTATTACCATAAGTTACAAATCCATATCCAATAGGATTTGAAGTAGTAATAGTTATAAGTCCTTGGTAATAAAATATATTACCTACAATTTCTAAATTTGGATCTAATATATTGCCTTCTCCATCATCTATTAAACTACCACTAGGTGTAGTGTAAATAAATGAATTTGGTTGAATGTAATCTCCAAATAAACGTGAAGGAATAGATATAACACCTATAATATCTCCTGATCCTGTAGGAAAATATCTTTGATAAGTTAATGTAGTTTGTAAGTAGTTAAAGTAATTAGGTGTTTGAGTAAAACCCACATATCTATCTCCAGCGGTGTCCGCTCCAGGAATTAAACTAGCTGTAGTTACATTATCACCATAACTTGAACTTAAGTAGTTTGTATAATATAATTCTTTAATTGAATTATATACTAAACTTTGATATTGAGTTGATATTTGTCCTGTTGTAGGAGCAGAAGCAAGATTAAAAGCTCCTGTTATATTAGTTCCTAAAAATCGGTCAATACCGACACCAGAAGCTGTCATAGCTGCAGCGCCTTCGAAGTAGAATGCTTTATTCACTTCGAAGGGAGTTACTACGATATCAGATGCTAAAAATTGTTTGTAAGCGCCCATTCATTAGAAATCTAATTTTACTCTAATAAGAGCTTCTTTTGTAAAGTCTTTTAATAATGGTCTAGATAATTTTGCTACCGCTAATAATTCGTTAGTATCATTATATAAACCTACTGTTGTGATATAAGTTTGAGGATTGTTAATAAATGAAGGATACAATACTTCACCTGTTGAACCTGAAATAAATGATGGATTTTCTGAGTAATTAAATTCTGCACTTCTAGGTCTTACAAATATAAAATCTGAAGTAATTGTTTCTTGAGAATTAATTGTAAATGTAGCTGCTGTTGAACCACTTATAGCTCTATATAATCTTTGGTTATTAAATCCATTAGAATTTGATGATGCACTATAATTTAATCCAATACCACCTGAAGCTACTGAACCGCTTAAAGCTGCTGGATTTAATAAAATAGTTCCAATATCTGGTAATAACCAACCGTATGATCCTGAATTTAAACTATATCCGTCTGTAGTTGTAGCGGCTGTGGTTACTTTAACGCCTGCTGAACCTGAAATTAATTGAAATACTCTACCAGCTTCATTAAATGTTTGAGAAGCAACATAATTACTATTATCCGTTAAAGATATAACTCCTAAACTACCTGATAATTCTAATGTTAAAGAACCAGGAAATAATGATTGTTTATATCTCGCTCTTTCAAATGATATAGCCCAAAATTGTGAAGAAGTAAATGCTCCAAATACAAAATTTGTATTTTCATCTCCTAATACTATATTTTGATATTGACCATAAACAGTTGAAGTAGGTGATAATCCGGCTACTGCTGAGTTATATAATGCACTTCCACTTCCTACTGAGTTACCATAAGCTACAGCAAATTGAATTGATGCAGTAGATGATGTTTGAGGATTAGCTTGAAAAACATTTAAATAATAATCTCCACTTGAACCAGCTTCTTGAACTGATGATGTAAAAAATGTAGTTAATGTAGGTAAAGCTCCAGTCCATAACGTTGCT